GTCACTTGAACAAAACAGAATGCTATGGCAACTTATCCACTCCATAGCCAAGAAACAGCATCAGGATGATATGGAAGTGTACTGTGCCTTATTAGAGAGAGCCGATGCTTTAAGTGATTACATCATAACCGCTTACGATATGGAAGATGACCTGCGTAAATGCTTCAGGGGTGTGCGGTTCATCCGCAAACAAGAGGTAAACGGCAAGGAGTGTAACATTTACAAGGTTTATATAGGCTCCTCAAAAATGAATACAAAGGAAATGACCGAACTACTGGACATAACACTTCAAGTGTGTGCAGAACTCGGTATACCAACGGAGATGTATGACTATGAGTTTTAATACATACGAACACTGGACAAATGCCATAGATAAAGACGGCACACTATGTATAAGTTACGGCAAAGACAGTCTTGCGTGTTTAAGAGCAATAGAACTGCTCGGCTGGAACTTAAAACGAATAGTTCACGCAGAAGTATGGGCAACAGACACCATATCAGGTGACCTACCACCAATGGCAGAGTTCAAGGACAAGGCAGATGCAATCATCAAAGACCGTTGGGGAATGCTAAAGACTTGTAAACACTGTGGGATAGTAGATGAGAACCACATCTGTCCGCACCGAAAGAGCCGACAAAAGAGCGGTGACAGAGAGAGTGACAAGTTCCGCAAGACAAAGCGGTGGACAGACAAAAGCATAGAGATACGGCAAAGGGATAAATACCTATGTCAAATATGCCTACGGAACAGATACAACACATTAACCTTCTTGAACTACAAGACGGTGGAAGTACACCATATAACACCCATAGCAGAGGACTACAATAGACGGTTAGATAATGACAACCTAATCAGCCTATGCAGTTACCATCATAAAATGGCAGACAAAGGACAGATACCGAGAGAGGAATTATATGAGATAGTCGCAGAGATTGAAAATTTATAATCCCCCCCTACTCTTTTAAAAAAATAAATTTTAGCAAGAATAGACCCCACCTACCATAGAGGAACACACAAACAGAAAATTTACATTGATTTTTTGGAAAGGAAAAACGCAATGCGTAAATACGAGAATGTAAAAATAGACAAGCTGAAACCTTACGAGAATAATGCAAGGACACACAGCGAAGAACAGATAGAAAAGATAATGCGGAGCATTGAGGAGTTTGGCTTCATCAATCCAGTTCTCATAGATGGAAACTTCGGCATCATTGCTGGACACGGCAGAGTAATGGCTGGTAAGCGGTTAGGAATGACCGAGGTACCTTGCTTATTTATTGAGGACTTAACCGAAGCACAGAAAAGAGCCTACATCCTTGCGGATAATAAATTGGCTTTAGATGCTGGATGGGATGATGAAATCCTGAAGCAAGAGCTGAAAGCACTGGACGATATGAACTTTGACATCACCCTCGCTGGCTTTGACCTTCAAGATTTAGATTTTGATGTGGAAGATATAGAATTTCAGGAAGATGACTACGAAGAAGAACTCCCAGCAGAGCCGAAAGCAAAGGTGGGAGATATATACCAACTCGGCAACCACAGGTTGATGTGCGGAAGTTCCACCAGCCAAGAAGATGTAGACAAACTGCTTGACGGTGCGGTGATGGATTTATGTGTAACAGACCCACCGTACAATGTAAACTACGGTAGCCTACAGGAGCAACAGGAAAAGGTCGGTAAATCAAAGAATATCCACGATAAGATATTGAACGATAACATGGATGATGAATCGTTCCACCTATTCCTCTACGATTTCTACACACAAATGATGCGTAGCCTGAAAGAAGGCGGTGTATATTACATATTCCACGCAGACACCGAGGGATTAAACTTCAGGAGTGCATTGAAAGAGTGTGGCGGTTCGGTAAAAGAAACACTGATATGGGTAAAGAACGCACTGGTGCTCGGCAGACAAGACTACCACTGGAAGCACGAGCCTTGCCTTTATGGTTGGAAAGAGGGTGCTGGGCATTACTTCATAAATGACCGCACACAAACAACCGTGTTTGAAGATAAGGTTGACCTTGAAAAGCTCACCAAAGACGAACTGATAGAGATGTGCAAGGAACTGTTGGAAGAACAAGTGCCGACCACAATCATACACGAAGATAAGCCGATGCGAAACGATATACATCCTACGATGAAACCGATAAAACTCATCGGCAGACTTGTAAAGAACAGTAGCAGACCGAAAGAAAATGTAATAGATTTCTTTGGCGGTAGCGGTTCAACACTTATTGCTTGCGAACAGTTAGGCAGAAAGTGTTACACAATGGAATTAGACCCACAATACATAGATGTAATTATTGACCGTTGGGAGAAACTCACAGGCGAGAAAGCCGTAAAATTAAATTAAATAAGGAGTGGTTAAAATGGCTAACTACAACACATTTGTAGTAGTTGATTGCAAAAGCAGAAAGAGTATTTTAACAACATCATCGGCAAGAAAATCAAGCCGTTTATTGCAAAAAGGATACCGTATTGATGTATGGAATAATAACGAAAAAATAGAAACGGTGTATGCGAAAGACCGCACACCGATGAAACCATACATTGAAGCAGAGCGAGAATATATACGGCAGAAACAAGCGAGAGCCGAAGCGAGAAATAAGAGGAGAAGGCTATGTCAAACAAGTTGAGTTTACAAGAACAAGCAAAAGAGGTACTGCGGATAGCACAGGAACACGGTGTTGAGCAGAACTTCTTTTTTATTACCACATTCAAAAGATACCAAGTGCAAATAAATATCCTTACCGAACTTGAAAAGAAAATTCAAGAGGAAGGTGCATTGGTAACCAAGGAATATGTCAAGGGCAGAAAAAATGTATATACGCACCCAGCCATAAGCGAGTACAACAAGACTTGCACATCTGCAAATCAAACGGTGGCAACACTAATCAAAGTCATCAAGTCATTGAGAAACGGAGAAAACGAAAATGACGGAGAGGATGACCCATTGATGACGGCATTGGGCATAAGGTAGTAATGAACAAGGCGCACGAGTATGCAAAGAAAAGCATACGAGCCAAAGATGTACCGAAATATGTAAAGAAACAATGCCGAGAGTTTATACGAATTGCAGACGGCAAGGATGACAAATACTTTCTTGACGATGGCAGAGTAAAACAGATAGAAAATGTCCTGAAACTATTAGTGATGCCTAAAGGCTTAAAAGCTGGGCAGACATTATACGAATGCTCCACGCAATACCAGTGGCTTTTTTATATTTCTGTTCTTGCTATCGTCCACCGAGACAATCCAAACAAAAGAAAATATGAAACAGCCATACTGGAAATATGCAGAAAGAACTTCAAGACCTTCACGGTTGCTACGATGTTTATTCTGCTTTTTTTATTAGAGCCGAAATATTCAAAGTTCTACTCGGTAGCACCTGACGGTTCACTATCAAGAGAAGTTAAAACCGCCATAGAGGAAATACTACGGTCAAGTCCTTTGATTTATATATCGGTGCAACCTACGAAGAAACAATTAAAAACGCAATAATGCCTATAGCAACAGCGTTTGCTACCGCATTAAACAGGGACTTTTTACTTGAAAAAGAGAAAAAGTCTTTTTATTTTGCTCCTGATACCAAGGAACTGTACCGAGGAAGCCTGAAAGAAAGATACGATGCGTACAAGATAGCCATTGAAAGTGGCTTCAAGACACGCAATGAAATCAGGTACATGGAAGATGACGATGCATTGGAAGGATTGGATGTTATCAATTTAGGCTTGGGTGATGTTCTTTTGAACACCAAAACAGGCTTAATATACACACCAAACACCAACACAATGGTGAAAATGGGCGGTGAAGCTGACGAGAGCACCGAAAATCCGCAAGGAAACAGCGAGGGTGACGATGTAACAACCGAAGCCAACAAAGACACCGTCACAATTTAAAACCGCACACAACGAAAATTTGAGCGTTTATAAGGGGGTGATGTTATGAGGGTTGAGGTAAGAAACGATAGCGTTTTTATTTCAGGATATGTAAATGCGGTTGAAAGACTTTCAAAGCCGATAAGAGAAACCTTGCACGGCAGGGTGCGAACATTCCTTGAACGCATAAAGGCTGGAGTGTTCCGCACAGCATTGAAGCGGAATAAAAATGTGCTTGTATTACTTAACCACGATAACAACAGAGTTCTTGCATCCACCGAGGACGGCAACGCAATTCTTGACGAGGACAACATTGGCTTAAGAGCCGAAATCACAATAACTGATACAGAGGTTGTACAGAAAGCAAGAGAAGGACGGCTGTCAGGTTGGAGTTTTGGTTTTATTGCCAACGATGACATCATAACCACCGAGGGCAATGACGAAATAAGAACGGTCACAGATATGGAACTTTTGGAAGTTTCTATATTAGATGATACAAAAGCTCCTGCCTACTATGGCACGAGCATAGAAGCGAGGGAAGGAGGTGCAAAAATGGTAGAGATTAGAGCCGATGCTTTTGCAGAGGAACAGGAAACCGCTCCTGCTGAAAACGAGCAGAAAATCAGCATTGATGAACTCGCAACACTGGTAGCAAACAAGGTAATTGAAGCACTTAAAACCGAGGAAAAGGCTGACGAAGAAACCGAGGAATCCACAGAGGAAACAACCGAGGAACAGACCGAGGAAACCACCGAAGCCGACACAGAGGAAAAGGCTGACGAAGCCACAGAGAACGAGCCTACCGAAGAACAGACCGAAGCCACAGAGGAAGAAAATCGCTCTATTGACTATTCGGCATTTGAGGACAGGCTTGCAAGACTTAAAAAGTAAAGGAGAAACGCAATGAACAGAAAGGCACTTGAAGAAAAACGAGTTGACCTTCAGGCACAAATGTCCAGTATTATTGAAACCGCTAAAGCGGAAAAAAGAGCCTTGACCAGTGCCGAAGAAAATGACTTCACAAAATGTGAAAACGAAATTAAAAAAATTGATGAAACAATAGAAAGAGAGGACAAAAATATGAATACTAAAGAAACAAGAAGCGAAGTAGAAATCCGTGAGAGCAAACAGTTTGTGAATTTCGTAAGAGGTGCTCTTGAGAGCAGAGCAGAGGGTAACCTTACCAGCGGTGCTAACGGTGCTATCATTCCCAAGACCATCGCAAAGAAAGTAATTATGAAGGCATACGATATGTGTTCTATCCTTACCGATGCCACCAAGTACAACACCAAGGGTGCATTGTCTATCCCTGTTTATAACGAGGGTGACGATGGCATCGCAATGGCATATCACGATGAATTTGTTGAACTTGAAGGTAAGGCTGGCAACTTCACTTCCATTGACCTCGGCAACTTCCTTGCTGGTGCTCTTTGCAAGATTTCAAAGAGCCTTATTGCCAACACCGACATTGACCTTGAGAACAAGGTTATTGAGATTATGTCACAGGCAGTTGCTCGCTTTATGGAGCACGAGTGCCTTATCGGTACCGATGGCAAGGTTGCTGGTCTCCGTGGTGTAACTCTCGGTGTAACTGCTGGTTCTGCCACCGTTATCACTGCCGAGGAACTCATCAAACTTAAGAATAAGGTTAAGAAGCAGTTCCGCAAGGGTGCAAAGTGGATTATGTCTAACGATACCCTGACTGCCATTGAACTTCTCAAGGACGGTGAGGACAGATTTATCTTCCGTGACGATATGAGCGGTGAGTTTGACGGTTATATCCTCGGCTATCCTGTTGAAGTATCCGACAATATGCCTGAAATTGCAACCAAGAAGGATGTTATTTACTTCGGTGACTTTAGCGGTCTCGCACTGAAGCAGAGAGATGATGCACTTGAGATGCTCGTTCTCCGTGAGAAGTTTGCTACCCAGCACGCAATCGGCATTAACGCTTGGCTTGAATTTGATGCCAAGGTTGAGAACGCACAGAAGATTGCTAAACTCACTATGGCTTAATGCTTATGCCTGATGATAATGGCTGTGCCGTTCCGTCAAGCAACAGTATGGGATACCAAGTCATAAACCGAATTGACGAAAACCGAGTATTGATAATCATAGAGCCTAACGGTGATATGGTGCAACGAGTTAAGACAAAAATAAATCAACTCCAAGAGACCGTAGCAGAGTTGCAAGATAAAATAGACGGAAATATAGGTATACCTGAATATTGGAAATCACCCCTTAAAAACGGAGCGCAAGCAATAAATGAAAAACTCTGTGAAGCAGGAAGTAATAAATCTGCATTTTTGTTTTATTCAGATGCACATTGGACAAAAGGGTCAAAAATGTCACCTACCCTATTGAAATATTTGCACCAAAACACAGGTATGACAAAAACTTTTTATGGTGGTGATATTGTTGAAGCCGAAAATGAGATATGATGTCATATCTTTG